GTTTCGTTGCACCGCAGCATGCGTGGATTCGCATGCTACGGACACTGTCACTGGGTACGGCCTCTTGCCATGCCCTTTGACAAGGCCTCAAACGCCTCACTGGCGTTTGAGAACTTGTTGTAGAAGTCTGCTTGATGCAGGCGTTCTGCAACACGCCGTGTTACCACATTTGCAAGGTGGAGCACGACTTTGGTCAGAGGGTCCCCCATTAGGATTCCCCTGGCCAAACGCACAGAATTGATATTCAACCCCATTTCGGGTCGTTCTGTGCCGAGATGTTTTAGTACGCCAGTTGCGTAAAAGAACACCTCACGGGGCTGAAAGCATGTTTGACATACTATCGCCCTGAGCAGGCGTGGGATGCCACATTTTGTCATCCAGGCCTGACCCAGATCGAATCCAACTCTGTGTTGCATTCGATCTGTCGCCTCTGAATAGTCTGTTGAGACTACGTAGAGGTCTGCGAAGGTGTCCGTCCTCTCGACGTAACCTTCGTACGGGTTTTCCTCTCGATGATCGACAGAGAAAACCAGATCTCTCATGTCGTCTGACATCAGACGACAAAAGAGATTCCATCCGTGATTGGCTTTGCCCATCCCGGATGCTGAGCTGCGTATGCCCTTTTCTAGGGGTGACGCAACTAGCTTGTTAACAAGATCGAGGACGATCTTGAGACAAGCACGGGCCTTGGTAACGCTTCTTGCTTTACCAGGCTCCTTCACCACCGTCAGAAAGGCCTGTCTTAGCAGGTCCGGTGGTGTACGGAGAGTGTGGTCTAGCGCTAGCCAGAATACCGCCTCTCCGGTGGAGTCGAATGCAGACAATGATCTGTAACATTCGACCCTCCCGGTGTCGAGGTCCCGGACGGGTACCCCTTCACCGATCGGTAGAGACTCAAGTAAACATCTTGCAGCCTCTATCGTACCGCCCTCTCGCCTGGTCTTTTCCCAGGAAGAGGACGTGCTCACAGTGATTCTAGCCTTTGTGGCTAGCCCTGTGAACGACTCTTGGGGAAGTGCATCAAGTACCTCCTCAAGAGCTGCTCGACGGATTAGACCAGCGGATGCTGGCTCCGGCGAGGGCTCCAACTCCACAGTGCGTAAAAATTTCACTTTGGATTGGAGAAGGACAAGAGGAGGTGGTGTTCCACACCCTCTTGTCTGTGACAGGATACCGATGAGATAGACTCTCCGGGAACCTGTTGAGCAGTCCGCACGTTTCCAAACGTTGACGTACTGCCTGCACCAATGTGGTATCTCACTGAGATCACATAGTGCTTGTTTCAAAGTGCCTCGGTGTGAGTGCATTTTGAACCACTTCCTGCACGCTTTTAGTTGCGTGTAGGCAGTGACGACGGAGAGTGCGGATTCCCGCATCTCACCGTCGAGGAACTCATCTCCCAATAAGGCAGATATGTTCCAAAGTACGAACATGTCAAAACGTTGCCATGTCCATACTTCTTCGGGATAACACAGATATCTCTGTAGGAATATCCCGTCGACGGTCTTCAACAGCTCTATGAGTCTGTCAGACCGCGCTTTAGTCGAGGTCTTTGTGCTCTCGAATAAAGCTTCAACCTGAGCCTTGCTTAGACAAGGGTCGGTTGATCCTCTGAGGAAGCGGTTTATCCGCCGACGCAGAGTACGAGCCCACGACACCAAGGGTGACGTGGGGTCGTTGCACAACTCTCTGAGGCGATGGCCCCAGTGAGTGTGAGCGTATATAACGTGTAATTTCACGTCTATATCCGCAATCTGAGAAAACCGAGTCTTGTTTTTCCCAGATCCCGTCCAGTTTGGGCCAAATAGCCTAGCTGGAAGTGGGTCCTGGAGACGAATTCCGTCTCCGGACCAGACGACGGTCTTTGGGGCTTTGCCCAAAAGAGCGCCGAGATGGCGACCGGCATGGATTTTCCATGGGTCGTCATACCTGACCCGGTACCGGCAATTTGACCGGAATCGGATCAGTGTTTCCGACCGTTTCTCTGTGATAACGGCGGGAATATCTTCGCACTCAGAACCACTTGTTTCTGAGTCCGAGTCTAACATCATGCCATCAGCTTGATTCATGATGTCAGAAACCCTGCTGGTCTCCTCAAGGATCTCAGCAAGGCTTCCCGACGGACTCACGATACCTTCGAGAGTCCGGCGGACAGTAAGGTCACGGGTTTCACCCGTGACCTTGCTTACCTCCTGCAGTCCGAAACCGGACCGTAGTAGGTTGTCCCGGTTCTTAGACACAGTCTGTGAACCGGCGAATCGAAGAATCAGGCTCGAGGGAACCTGCTTCGTCGATAGGTACCGAGTCCCCTCAACATAAGGGGCTAAGGCACCTGGTACTGCGGGTTTCTCACGATAACCGTTGTACCAAAGGGGGAGCGCAGATAACTCTGCGAATACCCCATCGTGGAGTGATGGCCCTACAGGTAGGGTCAACTTCGCGTTCCTAACG